TTACCGCCGCAGTCGTTCCGGCTTCTTCCACTGGTAAGTATTTTTCGCGCTCTCCCTCCGTTGTTGAGAACGGCGACGGTATGCCAGCAACTCAAGGACTCTGGTTCGTATGTTGCGCATATCCACGCCGTTAAGCTCAATACCGTCACGGCGCATCACCTCAGCCACCACACGCGCGTAATTTTCGGCTATCACGCTGTCCGGCTGTGTAGCCTGTTCGTCAGGCTGCTGACTGATTCCGGTAATGCGGCGAATTATTTTTAGTAGATCAGTTTCAGTCATTCTCGTCATACCCCATCAAACGCCGCAAGTCGCTCTTTGTGGCTGTCGCTCATATCAAATGCAAATTCCTCATGCTCTGCCTGGAATGTGCCAAACGCCATCAGCGCCGCAACGCTCGGGTCTATCTTGTTGGATGATTTTTTCTTGTTCGGCTTGATATTGGCGTTCGCGTCACTCTGCATCACAACATTACTCATTGACCAGGCCAGCACCGGATCACCACGATGCACAATCACCTTCCGGTTAACAAAAACTTCGAACGATTTCGCCGCCGGACTGAAACGAAGGTATGTTTGCGGGAACGGCTCCACCTCAAATCCTGCCCCCTGTAGCTGCGTCCTCAGGTGCGTGGCGTTCCATGTATCGAAGCCCACCAGCCTGATATTGAAATTCTCTGCATCCGCCATGATGTCATCACGGATACGGTCATAATCAATGCAGTCACCCGGTGTTGTGCGTATCCAGCCCGCCTTTACCCACTGGCGATAGATGGCGCGGTTTTTATTGGCGGGGTTCTGTAGCTGAAATTCCGGCAGATAGTGACGGGAAACCAGCATAATCTTTTTACCGACCGGAAAGGCATAGCACACGCTGGAAATATCGCTGGTTGATGATAAGTCCAGTCCCGCGTAGCACTCCTGCCCGTATAAATCCGCCTCCGCGAACGTTCCGGCGCACTCCGCCCATGCACCGTTACCCATCCACGGCGTAGCCCCCTGACACCAGATATTGAATCGCTTGGTGAGCATTTCCACCCACTGCGACGGAATACCCCGCGCTTTCTGGATGGTTGAGGCCAGTTTTTCACGATCGACGGAAACATCGATATTTGGATTCGCCTTTATCCACATGGCCGGATCGTCAACCTCGCTTTCATCATCCAGCTCGTAAATCAGAACGAACATGGATTCGTTCATCTCTTCACCATCCAGTATCTGACAGCAATAGTCATAGTGTTGTTTACAGGCTGAAACAACGTTGCTCCCCGATGTGGTGATGGCAAATAACAGCCCCTCCGGACGCGCCCCCATCCCCAGCTCAAGTGCGGAATAAACCCCGTTGTCAGGGTGCAGGTGATATTCATCCACAATGGCAAGACTCGGATTTGTACCTTCAATGGTTGCCGCTTTTGCTGCCAGTGGCTTTAACAGGCTGTTAGTTTTCGGGTGTATCACCTTGTGTGCCTGAATATTTACCCGCTTTCGTAACGGTCGGGATAAAAGGCACATCTGACGCGCATCATCAAACACGATCCGCGCCTGATCACGACTCACGGCGGCGGTGTAAATATCCTGCTGCCCGTTTTCCATAACCAGAAACCAGTTAGCCAGGATAGCGGCGACCGTGGATTTGGCATTTTTTCGCGGTACTTCAATGAATGCGCTGGTGTATTTGCGCCGTCCGGTGGCCTTAACCTTAAAGCCCAGGATGCAGGCAAAGGCGAACTGCTGCCACGGCTCCAGTTCAATGGGACTACCGCGCATTGCGCCTTTTACGTGCGGACACACCCGGGAAAAGGCAATAAACCGCTCCACGACCTCCGGATCGAACGTGTAAAGGGAGTTTTCAAGGTCAGAAAAATACCGTTTAACGGCCTGTTTCAGTCGTTTACAGGCCGTAATTTTGCCGTTTTTTACGCCTTCTGCGTACTCATGCCAGGCGGTCAAGTTCGTCCTCTTCCTCTGTTTCCGGTGGATTTCTGCGACGGCTTACCGGGTCAAAACCCAGCAAAGAAGCCATTTTGATCATTATTCTTTCTGCGTCAGCCTTTGCGCTCAGTGCGGGGTTTCTGCTCTCGCTGCCCTGACTGTTAACAATGCTGAACCCGCGCGTCGCAAGGTCTTCGACGGCTTTGCGGTATATGGAGTAGTTAACACAATACAGTTCCAGATTGCTCCAGTCGGCGGGGGTAAGGTCTTCCCGCCCGGAAAGCTGGCGCGATTTTTCCTTCCACTGCCTGACCGCGATTTCATCCAGGTAAGCGGGGGCTTTTGGTGGTCTTGCCATGTTCTTTTTTCGCCCAATTATTTTCAAAAAAATTACCGTGCACAAAAATTTGAGGGGGCGGTCGGTGTCCGGCAGGGACGGTTTCGTCCTGAAAACCACCCCCACCCCCTCTGACGGCCTCACCAGCGATTGCGAAAACATTCCATGACCTCGCGGTCACGGTCGGTTAATCGCTTCGCTGTGGTGAGTTTTGTGCGCCCTGTCCTGTTGGCTTTGTGCTCTGTCTCCTGTGTCTTCCATGTGTCACGCTGCCTTATCAGTCCACGTATCAGCCTGGTTTGCTCCTGTTCAGTCATCATCGCCATACATCCAGTCGTTACGGTGTGCCGCCCGTTCTTCCTGCTCGTGATACATGCCCGCTTTACGGTTTGCTTTCGTGGCTGGATCTTCCCGTGTCGTCTTACGGTTGTGGCACGTCTGGCACAATGCCTGGTGATTCCACTCAGGCCAGAAGAGAACATCACCGCCGCCATTGATGGGAATGATGTGATCCACCACAAGAGCTGGCGTATAAATCCCCTTAGCCAGACAACGCACGCATAACGGGTTTTTGCTCAGGTACAGGGCGCGGTATTTGTCCCACTGTCGGGAATACCCGCGCGCGCGGCGGTGTCCCCGTCTGGCATCCTCTGCACGCCATGCAGCCCGCCTGTGCTCTTCACACTTGCCGGACTTCACGCGCTTATTACAGCCAGGCTCAGTGCATCGCCTTAATGGTTGCCACGGCATCAGTACACCCCTACGTCACGATAAACTGACCAGAGCGCAGAAATAGCCATAGGCAGTTCCGAGTGCTCCACTGGTGAAACCGCTTCCCGGTTCTCGTACAGGAAAGCGATGTACATCAGGCAACCAACACGCATTGCCGGGGTAAATTCCAGCCCGTCTTCAAAACGTTTCCCGATATGCTTCTGGCAGGCTTCCAGCGCCGCATCGGTATACATTTTCAGAAGTTCGCCTTCACCGGATAAATCATCATCAAGTCGAAGATGTGCCCTGACTTCATCAGGTGTAATTCTGGCTTCACTCATCTTTTCTCCCTTTAATTTCCACAGTCTGTTTCCATGCCTGGCTGAACTCATCACCACCTTCACGCGGCGGCATACCCTCACGCTCACGGGCTTCGTTCGGATTCATGATCCCGTTCTTAATCCCTTTCTCATACGTGGCATAACGTTCGGTGGGTGTGGCGCGTAATAAATCGGCTGAATCAAACTCAACCAGATAACGGGTACCAGGTACGGGAGAAGCCACCAGCAAAGCGGCCTTGATTTGCTGTTCGAAGTTCGCCAGCCACGGGCGCATTGTCATGGTCAGAAACGCGCGGCTTGCCTCGCTGAAATTGCTGTAGGTGCTGTTGCTGTATTCCTGCAGAAAAATAGGCGATACGTTGAACATGCGGGCGATGTCTTCAATGGAGAAGCGACGGGAGGCCAGCCATTCCGCATCCTGGTTACTCATTCCCAGTTGCCTGTAATCCATGCCCCCTTCAAGGATTGGCGTTTTTCCGGCATTTTTCGCCCCCTTGTAGCGTTCCAGAGCATCCAATGCCTGTTTACCTTTCACGCCGTCCAGCCATTCGCCTGACGTGATAATCCCTGCCGCCATCATGCCATCTTTCATAATGCTGGCTCCGTGGCGCTGTTGAGCAAGGCCAAGCCCAAGTGCCTCACGGCAAATCGTGACGGGGGAGCGCCCCAGAAAGCCATCATCCGAGGCATAGCGGAGATGCAGAACTTCTTCCTGTAAATACGTGCGCACCGTTCCTGTATAGGGTTCGGTGATGGTATAGCGGTATTTGTGTGCGCCTGTGCGTTCCGGTACAACACACCCCGGCGCATAAGGATGAAGTGATTTTGGCTGCCCGTCCTGCCCCCACTCAATAACCGCATAGGCGTTACCGTTCAGCAGGCAGTGACGCATCATTGTGCGTTTAAACTGGTAAGGTGTCTGGCACGAATTAGGCTGCTCATTCAGCAGAATATCTACCGGGTGACTGTCCAGCCATTCCCGCGCCTCCCTGCCCTTGTCATTACGTACCAGATACAGATAACACGGCATCGTGGCCACCGCCTCAGCGATGACAGAAACCGCATTCATCACTGCAGGCAATGATTCAGCCGTCCCGGCAGAAACATATTCTCCGGATCCGGTATTCGGTACGCCGGACAGCGCCAGAAAATCATCAATGGACAGGTTACGCTGCTCGCTTTTTTTACGACTAAAAGGCCACCACATATCACAACCCCGCCAGCTCAGACCAGCGATGACGATTATTTCCTGTCGGGCATAATTCAGGGTGCTGTGCAAACAACGAACGGTGGGCAATCTCCACGCCAGATTCTGGATAAGCAGGCATCGACGTTATTGTGATTTCACGGAGTTCAGCGGCGGTTACGGTACGCAAATACGGTTTTTGCGCGATACTCCACTCCTCGCATAATGCGCGAAAACCAAAGCTCATTCCTGTAATGTCGCCACGCTCCACCAGCGTAAGCACATCTTTTCCAAGCTGGGTATCCGGCGGTGTCAGTTCAAAACGTAACCCGGTGTTATCCTCAGTCAGTACCAGAGTGCCGGATTTGGTGCGCCCCAGCAGTTGGGTATAGTCATGCTCATACAGGCAGCGCACATCATTACCCGCCGCCAGATAGTCAGCAAAAGCCCCCGGCGTGAACTGTTCGCGGAATTCGTCCCAGATAATTTCTGAAAGGCTGTTCCAGCGAACGGCATACCCCACCAGCTTTTTATTGCTGGCGGTCAGTTCAGATGTGCGGATTTCAAAATCGGTGTTTTTCATCGGTGTACTCCATAAAGCTGAAAAAGGAGGCCGCAGCCTCCTCCTTACTCATGACTAGCCAGCTTTCATTTCCAGAATTTTGATGGCGTTTGAATCCACCACACCACCGCCCAGATATTTATCCGTGTGGACCTTGTAGAATCCGGGTTCAGTAATGTTGTCCGGTCGGGTGCGAATCCCTGTTACATGATCAACGATGAAATAACCACGACTGAAATCGCCAACCGCTAGCGGTGCTTTTCCTGCGCCGATGTCCGGCATGGACTCCAGGCAGTAAACAGGACGACCAAGCAACATATCCGGCGCACCTTCTTTAAGGCTGTCGCGCCAGATATAATCGCCGTTCTCATTTTTCAGCTTCTGTAGTGTCCCTGCCGTGCCCGAGTTCATCACCCAGACGGCATTTTTGCGGTATTTCGCTTTCAGCTTGTAGAGAATGTCGATCAGTTCGTCCGCTGTAATGGCGGTTCCACTTGCCGCTACCATTTTTTCAATGGTGCCAAAAGCGCGGGTTTTGTCACTGGTCGCCGCACGGGTGTAAGCCATGAAGCCTTTCGGCTTGCCGTTACCGTTGCCATTAACAAAATCATCCTCTTCGGTGCTGGCGAACGTGTCGGCAATTTCGGAGGATAACCAGCCCAGAATATCCACCTCTGAAAAATCTAGGATTTCCTGCGTGGTTTTCGGGTAGGCGTAGATCGGGTTCAGCTTGATGGTTACGCGTTCAATTTTCGGGGTGTTGGTTTCACTGCGTGCGCTGCCTTCTGTGCCTCGTCCTACAGTTGCGCCGCCAGTGGAAACCAGTTTCTGAAACTCATTTGATTTTGCAGTCTTCACGGTCGCGATCACGCGCATAACACTGTCATCCTGTAGCTGGCGCATGACTTCGCGATCAAGCTCAGGAATTACGGTATATCCGCCATCCCTGCCGCTGTCAGTGCTGGTGGACAGAGATCGCACATCTCCGGTTACGATGTAGTTACGCAATTCATCAGATGATACTTTCTGGATGCCCGTTCCTGGCTTGCTGCGTTCTTCATCAGCCACAGACTCGAGGCGGGAAATGTCTGTATCGAGGGAATCAGCTTTTGCACGCAGTTCATCAAACTGTTTGCCCTCGTCATCGTTCAGGCTGCGGTTTTCACTGTCGGCTTTTTCCAGCAGGGATCGCATCTGGTTTTTCAGGGCGTTTTTTTGCTGGCGGAGCTCGATTAATTTCTTCATGAAGGTTTTCTCGTATTGGTTAAGATTCAGGACGTGAAACCAACACGGAGGGAGCGCCGCCCGACACTCTCGGCATCTCGCAGATCAACCCGGCATCGCGCAGGGGATCGGACGGCAACAGTGGCGGCTCACGTCTGAGTGCCACTATTTAAGATATGGATCAAAAAATTGATGTAAATAAGGTATTTTTGTTACGAACAGTCTTGAATGTTAACACACAAATAATTTACAAAAATGCTGATAAACTATGGAGATTCAAGTGACAAAAGAAATTCTTGCTGTTCCTGGGATGCGACCATCCCCATTGTTCAAAAGGACTTATAAATTAGTTCGGGAGATTGACGAAAGATTAACCAAACTGATTCATAGATGGCGATTTTTCAATGCAGGCCCCCCCATGAAAGTTACTGCATATGATGGAACAGAAATATGCTATCAAGGTTTGGCATTTAAAGGTACTCCCGTTCAAATTTTTTGGAATGGTTTTATCGATCCTTACATTGAAAATAACTCAGAAATTGTTTTAGAGCAGACCTCCGCGTTAGCAATTGAATGTCAATTCTCAATAGAGGAGTCAATCGAGGAGGCTAAATTACTATTACTTGTGATGATTCGCAGGCTTTACTATGAAATGGCCGAAACAGATAAAATATTAAGAGGTGATGGGTTTTCCTTCCCAGAAAAAAAAGACGTTAGTGGTTATATTGAAAGTATCTCTCAAAAAATCATAGAACATGCTGAAATTGAAAAGCTAAAAAAAACGCATCCAAAACAAAACATATTCAACATAGCTACTGTAAATAGCCAATACGTACAACTTGGTACAAATAACAATATTAATATACAAGAGCTCTCTGAGTTCTTCTCAAAAATTGCATCAACTGGTGAAAAAGAAATTATTACTCTCTCAAAAAACCTTCTTAAGAAGGCCTACTCAAAAAACTTACTGAGTAAAGAAAACTATGAAGCTCTAATATCAAACCTTAACACACAGACAAAATACACTTTCAAATCTACTAGTTAAACGCAAAAGCGATCACGAGGAGCAACATAATGGATCTTAACGTCATGGCATATCCAGAAAAATTCACAATCGCAGGAGTTGAATACAAGGGGAAAAGAAACTCAGCTGAAAAAAAAGTGCTAATCCCTTATACTGAAGAACCAGATATTAATATTGGAGATGAAATCACTCAAAAACTAGGGAAGGGGGAAATAATATTAAAAGTAATTGATATGTCATTTTTACCAGGAGGTACACTCAATGTTGGTACTAATCACCCTCACATGCTTACATTAAAAGTCGAGAATCTGACTGCTAATGAACATAAACCAAAACAATCTAGCCAAAATACATTTAACATTGGTAACATATCCGGTACACAGGTTCAACTCGGTGAGCATAACAATCTTATTGTAAATCTCAGCATAACTGAACTTGTTGAAAAAGTTTCTCAATCACAAGATCCTCAGGCAAAAAATTTGCTTAAGGATTTACTAAATAATAGTACGGTAGCCAGTCTCGTTGGTGCTGGTGCGTCCGCCTTGTTAACAATGCTTTGAGTATATGGCCTGGCAAAGAGCCAGGCCATATAATTCATTTCTCACTCATCCAATTAGGAGGTAGTGGCATTTTTTTCCTTAAAACCTGCAAATGCTCAATCAAAACATTAACCTGCTCTTGATTTGTTGCAAGGATTTCATCTGATAGCGTGCTACGAATAAAATCATGATGATCAATCCACAGTAAACCACCATTTGCAAGGGCCTGACGGTACTGAGTGGTAGGCATTGAAGCAATATCATGAAGTCCGAATTGATCAAAATAATTGTTTATTTCATGCGTCAGAATCGGCATTATTTCTTCCTATTTTATCTAATTTATCTAATTTGTAGTCATTTTTAACCAGTATTCGGTCAAATCAAGCGCGTGTTTTTGTGTGCTTTACTGTCATAGTCTTTATCTCACAGCAGTAAATTAAAATTTTTGCGTTTTAACCCTTCACCTGTTCACCTTTTGATATTTTATCTTTTAATTCATAAGGTTAAGGGGTGAACAGTTTCACAAAAACTATTCACCAACTGTTCACCACTGTTCACCCTTGAAGCTCAATAAACAATCAAAAAGGTGAACAGTGAATAGTTTGGTGAACAGTTCATAAATAACTGTTAACCCTATAATATACTGATATAAAAGATATTTATGACAGGGTGAACAGTGGTGAACAGTTATTCCATAAGTTTAATTTTTGCTATCGTCATTAGTGACCGATACACATGATGGCATCCAGTCTTCTGATTCCTCCGTCAGTGTCACGTTTGAACGCAAACCGTGCTTCGTTTTCCGTTTCATATACTCCCTGCCATATTCCGCCATTGCCCCCGGCATATCTTTACCGAAGCGCGTCAGTGTTACAGGTTTACCAAACCCATGTGCCCTCATATAAGCCAGATAGGCATGATAGAGATATCTGCGCGGGCTGAATGGCACAATTTCAGCATTACCCACTAACAGGCCATCACACATTACCGACGCCATGAGATAGCCGCAGAAGTCCACCAGCGAATCCCCCTCTCGCTTTATCGCCAGTGCTTCTTCAGATTTCTGCTGCTCATATAACAGGCGTCTGGCTTCGTCCTGGTTAGCAAACCGTGTAAGCAGATGGCGAATCACTACCGCCAGCTCACCTTCTATTTTTTCCGCCAGCATCGGATCACGTTCGTTCTCCGGTACAACTTCCGAAAAATTGAATATCACCCGACGACGTGAGATCCCCCCGCTGCGGTCACTGAATGACATGGCGTTATTGTTAACCGCCAGCACTACTGCCGGAATACGCGTTGAGTAGGGAGCTTTGTGTTTCGGGTCAATTGCCACCTTGTCACCGCCTGTAATGGCCTTAATCCCTGCCCCATCACCAGCGTAGCGGGTCATATCCGGCATGATAATCAGAGAAAAGCCAACCACTAACGCACGTTCCCTTGCATCTTCCAGCGCCTTCATGCTTGCTGATACTGTATTAGCCTTACCCGCCAGCATGGTGCAAATCTCCGCCATCACGCTTTTACCACTTCCCCCTGGACCTGTTACCTCAATGAATAACTGCCAGTCGTACCGGTTCGCCAGCACCATGAATAATGCCGCCAGTACGCGATCCGCCTTGCGGTCATTCTCAGCCACCGAACGGCGTAACCACTTCCAGAAATTCGGCGCATGTGTTGCCAGCGTTTCCCCCTCTGCTGGTGGGCTGAAAGGTAATTCACTGGCAATTAACAACCAGTCGTTTTTGTTATGCTCCCGAAAATTACCTGTTCTGGTATCAAATACCCCGTTACTGAATCCAATCAGGTTACGGGCTGTATTCCCCATTACAGGCAAACTTAACTTCATGGTATCGACCGCCGATTTAATGGCGTTCTGCGAATAGCTGATCTCCGCATCAATGAAAATCTGCGCCATAGCTCGCTGTAATTCTTTATCCTGTACTGGCTCCCATACAACGCCGTTGTAATGGTGAACAGTGTCAGAGTCGGCATGAATCGCCAGTTCACCGCCATAATGTGCCAGGAGAACTTCGCCGCGTTGACTTGCTCCCATCTGGTTAAGCGCCAGTGATGAAGCGTTATCGTCTTTTACCCGCTCTTTTTTCTTTACAGGCAGTTCAACTACCTTTTTCTTTTCCGCCAGCTCTCCCCGCTCACGTTCCAGATATTCGCGCCAGTTCTCCCGTTTCTGGCTGTGCATTCCTTCAGGGTAATAATCAGCATCCCTGACACCTGCCGCTGCCAGTTTCTGCCCGATGGTATTAACAAGCCCCGGACGCAATAACCCCGCCTGATAGAGACGCACGCGATAGCGTCCGTCCGGTACAATTTGCAGGTTGTCCAGTTCGGCAAGTTGTTGCTCTCCAAGCCAGACAGGTGGCACGTTATCGCCTGCCAGTCGCCCGTCCTGTTCCTGCCACTGCTTCGCATGTGCCCACGCATCACTACCCGCAAAAATGATGACTTCCGTCATTTTGTCACGCGGCTGGTGTTTTAAATTTGGCGCTTTTTTCATTTCTGCTCTCTCCACGCGGCAATCATGTTTTTCAGTTCCTGTAGTTTTTTATCAACATCCATACATGACACATGGTTATTTCTGGAAAGCGGGATTTCCCGCCGGAATCTGCAAATAAAGATCTCCACGTTCAGCGAACTATGAAATGAATAGCCATCACGAATAAAATAAACACGGTCAAACATCAGTTCTTTTACCGTTACTCTGTTACCGTTCTTATCCAGATAAATAGCGCCGGGGATAATTTTAGGGTGTGCATAACCGCTGGCAGTCAAGCCAGATAAATATGTTCTCATGATTATTTATCCCCGATTTGAATCAGTATTCGCTTTCTTTATGGCATTTAATGCATCTGTGGCATTTTCAATGGTGCACCGTAACGAAATATCAAAATGTCCAAGCATTGCCAGTAACAAACCGATATTACCCATATCAATGCGCATGGCCTTTGCGTCATATTCCTCATTTTCTGACGCATGCCACATCAGGCTACCAATTGACGCAACAGCCATTGATATATTGTCAGTAGCCCCATCCGCAGCGGAATAAACCTTTTTAGCAATATCATGCTCACAGTTAAAATGCGGATTAATCAGGTACTGGTAATTTGACATATCAGGCATGGCACCCCCCCTGACGAATGCGGGCGGCGAATACCATCACGCAGCCAGCCGGGGATTGCTGGCGTGCTTCCTGTTCGCTGGTGGCCACGATGTGAATCACGCGCGGTTGTGCGGTGCTCAGGGCGATAAAACGCCAGATGTATTTATTCAGGTTGTACGAGTCCCGCCCTTGCGGGTGTATGGTATGATTTCTCATAGCTGCCTCGATAATCTTGCTATCGTTGGTGGTTAGAAGCCCCGTTACTGCTCCTACAGTGCGGGGTTTCGTCGTTTCTGCACCTTGCATTAACAAGGTGTAAGTAACTTTATTTATAGGTGGCTTACATGTCAATGCTTTTATGTAAGACTTTTTATGTGTATATTGTCTTACACTTTCATTGAGAGGATTACAGATGGCTACAGGTTCAAAAAACGCAAAATCACAATCACTGACAGCTCGGATCCCGCATGATGTTATTGAAGGCATGGAATCCGTAAAACTGGACGGTGAAAGCAACGCCGGATTCATAGTAACCGCCATGCGCGGTGAAATCGCCCGCCGCCAGGCAGAAGGAAGCGGAGAAAACCTCCTGGTTTCTTCGCTCGATGCCCTAGCGCAGGTTGAAAAAATCGGAGTCAAAGCCGCCGAGGAGATCGGGCAACTCGTCACCGTCGCGCGTGAAGAACTCCAGCGACGCAAGGTCAAAGGGCAGGAATAG